GCTGCTGTAATTGTATTATGTGTTGGTATATAATGATTAGTTAAATATAAATGTGATTCATTATTAACTTCAATACATTGTGTTTGTTTTTTACCAATGTATTCAATATTAGCTATACCTCTTCTATATCCCCAAACATATTTTTTATTTTTTATTAATGATTGTTTTCTTGATAATCTAAAAATATTATATTTATAATCATTAACTAATTGTAATTTTAATCTATAAACTAATTTACCTAATTTATATTCACCTTTATATGTATAATATGATTTTTTTGTTGTTCTTCGAACAACTATACCAAGCGATTCACATAATTCTGATACATCATCAGCTAATTGTTTTGATACAGTACAATATTCAATAGTACCATTTTTATCTACAGAACCATCTGTATCCATTATACCTTGTAATAATGCAATTCTATCATCAATAGATGAATATAAATATGTTTTAGGTATAAATTTTGTATGTGATAATGTACCTTTTAAATTTAAAGATTTTAATTGATCATTAATATAATTACTTACTTTATTTGAAGTTCTAACAAAATTATATGTAAAATCAGAATAATGTGTTATTTTTAAATCATTATTTTCAAATGTTTTTATATAATTAATTATTTCTGAATCATTTGATGCTATAGCTGTTTTTCTTTGACTAATACAACCATCACCTAAAAATAATCCTAATAAATAAGGATCCATTATTAATTCTTTTTTTGAATAGTTAACTGGTTGTGTTGTTTTAACAAAGTATTTATAATCTCCTCTATTTGTTAAATATTTATTTTCAAGTATATCTTTTAAAGATAATACTCTATAATTTCCTAAAATATCTTCAACACCCCATAAATGTTCATAACCACATTTAACCGTTGAACCATCTGCAAATGTTATTTGATAAACGTCTTTTTCTCCTTGTGGATAAATTCCAACAACAGTTGTTAAATTACCCGTTTCATCAAAAATTTTGTCATTTAATTTAATATCACCCATTTTAATAGACCCATTATTTGTCCATAATAATGCATCTAAAGGTTGATCTTTTCCAGACTGTCTACTACTCATATTAATTACACGTGTTCCTTGGCAGACAAGCAATACATCTTCTTGATAATCACGTATTTTCATGGGCTTTGTTGCACCATCTTCACTTTTAATGTGACAAAATTGAGTGAAATATAATACGTCTGTTGCACATTTAGTATATTCACTAATTTCATTTTGTGACCATCCCCAAACAATTCCTTTTTTTCTAACTCCTACTTCTTTACTATTTAACCAAGGATTTTTATTTCTTGGTAATTGGTAACCATCTTTTTGTAATTGTTCAATTTCTATAAAAGTATTAGCTGTAAATACAACTCTTCTTTGTTCTGGTTTATTTTTAATTTTAGGCATATGTTATATCGCTATATATTAAAAACAAAGGAACACAGCAATTGCTGTGTTCCTTTTATCCATAAATGAGTATCTTTCATCTATAGTTTTATTCAAAAGTTTGTATCAAGTTTGTATCAATTTCATATATTGGAAATGACCATTGAAAATATAATTTATCATCACCAAAATTATCTAATGACATGTTGTTCATATAATTTTCTATATCAGCAAATCTAACATTATCATCTATTTTATAATTAATAGGAATAAATTCATTAGGTAATATTTGATTATTATATTCAATAGTACATTCATTTATTTTTGGCTTATTAAATAATGGTAATTGATATTCTGATAATATATTTGCTATTGCCCATCTGATTATAAATCCAACAGTATCTGTAGAAGTTATATCTTTAGTATCAATAATCCAATGTATATTTATTTGTTTTAATATTTTAGTACTACTTGTATCAAATAAAAATTCACACATTTCATTATCTGTAAAATAATTATGTATATTATTTTTTAATTCAGATAAATATTCCAATTCTGTTGTCATAATTATTTACCTAGCGTCAATGTAATTTGACGATTGTTTTTATTAACTGCAGTAACTAATACATTAACTGAATCACCTAATTTATAATCAGATAAATTTTTTAAATGTGATTTGTGTAACAAACCTTTAGTTTCATAATCTAACTGAATCATTAAACCAAAATCTTTTATAGATGATACAGTACCAGTAAATGTTTGATCTGGTTTAATTGTATCCCAAATTGTTGTTTTTAATTCTTCGGATAAGAATAATTTTGATTTAGAAATATCTTTATGATTTTTTAAAATATCTTTTACATAAAAATCAATTTGTTCACCTGGTTTAATATCTGCTAATCTATCTAATGTAGATTTAGCTAAATTACTTTTATGTATCATACCAGTTAAACATGTATTGAATTGAATAAATACAGCAAAATCTGTTGACCCTGTAATTGTACCAGTATATTGACTACCTTTAACTAATTCTTTAATTGCATTAGGAATTAAAGTTTCTAAGAATTTTTTACGATTAGCAATTAATGTATGACTGTCTTTATTTAAAATATCAACAATGAATTCAATTTCTGTATTTAATAATGATTCAGGATTAAATAATTTATTTACATCAGCAACTAAATGCGGCATAAATAAATAAGTAATTGTATCATTTACATTTACTTCAATTGTATAACCTGTTGAATTCATTTCAATAGGTTTACCAAATAACGGTGTATTTTCATTATACGCATTAACAAAAAATGAATATGATTTTATATCATTCATTTTTGCAACTGAACCAGTATAGTTAAAAGTTTTTTTATCAGAAATACCAGTTATCATAACGTTTACACTATCACCAATATTATAACTAGCTAATGCGCTTCTCTCTACGCTATTTAATGTTATTTCAACATATGATTTTCCACAAAAATCAACTAAAGCATATTTACTATCTTTAAAAATTAAATTACCATTTACAGCAATACCTTCTTTTATGGTATCTGTAAATCCGTATTTATTTGCGTGTTCTGTGATTAATTGTTTTAAATCTGATGCGTCTTGTGTGATAACGTCTTCTTCAAATCCTAAATTTGTACCTGTTCCGGTAGTAGTCATATTAATTTATTTTAAATGTTAAACTTATATCTTTTACAATTAAAATAATAAATGTTTAATTTATAGGAAAATTACCATTATAATTATTACCACTAATAATATCTGATTTATCTGCAACAAATTCTATATCCATAAAATTTGATGTAAATGTACATGTAAATGTTTTACTTGTTAAGTTAACATCGTTATATCCTAAAGTATTATCACTTAACCCTGTCCATATAACATCTCTAAATTGTATATGATACAATGCATGTTTATTTTCATCAACAACAGTTATAATAAGTGCTTCATCATATGCTTTTTGTGTATTCAAATAATGATTAGTTAATGCTTCTAACATAATTAAATAATTCCAATTTGAATCAACACATTCAAATGTTACAGTTATATCTTTTGAAAATAAATCATATACGTTACCAACAGTTTTCCATAAAATTTGTTTTCTTTGTAAATTTTGTGGATTAGATACAACTGGAAAATTAATAGATGGAAAAGTTATACTTAATATATTAGAATTTAAATAATCTAATGTAGTGCTGTACCATTTTCTTTTTGCTTTAAGAATTTTAATATGTTTATCTTCAATTTGATCAGATAAAAAATCTAATGGTAAATTAAATACAAATTGATTATTTAGTGTTGTTAAATTTGACATAGTTTATTAATCTAATTTTGATAATTGTGATGTTGATAATGGTTGATCTGTTATTATTTTAGCTTGTGCATCAGATGTTGTTATAGTAACAGGATCACCTAAATTTAATTGTATTGTTGGTCTAATCGGATTAGTAGTATTAACTGGTGTTTCTGTATTACTATCATCTATAAATGCAAGATTTTCATAATTTTTATCTTCTAATAATACATATTTACCATTATATATAACTGTTTCTACACCATTAGCTGTTACAGTTATATAAAAATTAGGACTTAATTTAAATATAGTTTTAATTGTATTATATTGGCTTGACATCAATTTAAATACAACTACACCTGTTGATAATGATACTTCATTAGATTCCATAAATAAAGGAATTCTTAAATCAGATGTGCTTGATTTAAATACTAATTGTATAATAGCACCAGAAATAGGTATTTTATATGCTTTAGTACTGTTGGTAAATTTTTGTAAAATTCTAAATTTTAAAATATTATCAAATGGTGAAATAGCAATTTCTAATTGACCTAAACCATAATAAGTATTTTGTTTATTTATAACAGTTAAATCTTGAATTGCTATATTATAAATATTTGTTAATACTGGATACGGCACATATTTGATTTCTACAGTAGGTTTAGGTGCTTTTCTTCTCATATGAGATAAGATAACATCTTTAGAAGGTAGTATTAACTGTTCCGGTTTACTATTGTATAATTTGGGCTTAATTGCGTTTGATAAATTTATACTTGTTAAGAATTTACCGTATTTAGCTAATGTATTTCCAACTATAGCAATTTCAGCAAATTTAGAAATTGTTGATGCGTCAACTGAATTAATTAATTTCATTTCGACTTGAATACTAGCTGTAGTATTTGTAAATTTTAAAATAGGTCTAAATGATATTGGTTTATAAAAATCTTTATAAACATAAATATCAATTGTATCTTGTGGTAAATTTTCTTCAAATACTGTAATAGAATATAAAACATAACTGCGTTTACCAGATAATTCTAAATTGGTCATAAATAATTCAAATTCACTTAAATTATTATTTGATAATCCATTAATTATAAAATAATCACCATCTGTAGATTCTTGAATATTAACAGAAACATTATTATATTCTGGTGCTTGTGGTAATGCTGATATTAATGCTGGTGTAGTTAAATATTGTGTTTCATTTAAAATTGTTATCTTATTAGTTAAAAATCTAAAATCTATAAATATAGAAGATGTTTGTGATAATCCTAAAACGCCATTTGTTAAATTATAATTAATTGTACCTACTGTTGGTGCATTATTTGTTCTATTATTAGCTTCTGCATAAACTGATGGTACATAAATTGTAATTGATTTACCCCATAATTTATCAGCATATCTAAAAGGTGTTGATTCTATTTCTATCTTAGCTAATTCAGATGGTATTGTACTATCTAAGAAATAATTAGATAAATTATATTTAACAGCATTCTCATAATTTAATGCATATGTTTTTAAATATAAACCAGCATAATTAATAAATGTAAAATTTAATGGTAACCATATTTTTACTTTATTGAATAAACTAGGTTGGTTATTAGCGTATTTACTTTCTTGTAAAAATAATTTATTATCTGGATCAGCTATACCATATTTATTTATTAAGCTATCAACTAAATATAATTGTTGTGGTATTTTATTATAATTTGTAGAATCAGTTTGATTTTTATTAAATGCAAAACTGGTTGTATTATTTAAAGTATCTTTAATTATACTATATTCATTATCATAAAAAAATGTATCATCCCAAATCCATTCAATTAATGCATCCGGATGTACTTTAATAAATCTACTATTAACTGCCATATTAAAATTATATATTCAATTTTTACAACTTCTATATTACTATACATAAATCAAAAAATTAAAAATTTTGTTTATATTAAATAAGTTTATAAATGTTTAAAATTTACATGTGTTTTAATAAAAGTTTTTGTGCCACATATGATATATATACAAATAATAATAAATATATAAAATATTTAACTCTTTAAAAATTAATATATAATTCATGAATTTTACAAAAAAAGATGCATTTTATGGAATAATTATTTTAATTATTTTAATTTGTTCCATGTTTTATATTCAACAAACAATAAAACATATGGATGATAAATTTAAACAATATGATAATTCTATTTCTGCCATTAACGATACGATTAAAAAAACTGTTCATGATAATTTTGTAACATATAGTAAACTATCACCTGAAATAGATATAAAAACATTAGTTAATTCAGAATTTTTTAAAACATTAAGTGCAGATCAAAAATCTTTTTATAAAGAATTATTAAAAATAAAAGGATTAATATCAGCAACACAAATAGAATTACATAAACATGGTGAAGCCATAGCATCATTTAATGCAGGACAAGTTCATGGTGATACTATTAGTTATAAATATGGTACAGTATTAAAGTTTTCTGAAACAGATACAAGTAAAAAATTTAAATATACAGCTGATGTTATTTTAAATAAACCTGCAGATTTTAAATTAAAATATGATTATGATTTTAAAATTAAATCAACATTTGCAAGACAAAAAGATAAAAGTATAGTTGTTAATTATGAATTAGATGATAAAGATTTAGAAATTAATAAAATGTATAATTTCACAATTCCTGTTTCAGAAAAGAAAACTAAATTAGGAAAATGGCTAGAAAAAAATAGAAAATCATTATTAGTAACAGCAGGTGGATTAATATTTGCTGGTGGTACTTATACAGGAATTAAATTATCAAATACACAATTTTCAATAATAAAATAATAAAAATAAAAAAAGACAATGTTAAAAACAAAAGAACAATTAGTTGGCGAACGTTTAGGTTCAGTAACTGAGGCATATAAAATCGGAGATACTTATATGATTAAATTATCTATACCTAAAACTATAGTTAATGGTTTTATATCTAAAGCTAAAAAAGAAGGTATAGAAACAAAAGAAAATTTTTCTGATAGTGATATTGCTGAATTAATTGCAGCATACGTTGCAAATACATTTATTAATGTAGATAGTTTACCAGTTGCTGGTGTATTAGGTGATTCTGATAAAAAAGAAGTGCGTGCTGAAGTTCAACCAACAGAAGTACCACAACCAATGAATGCACAACCAATACAACCTATTTCTGATGTAACTGCAGCACAACCATTAACACCAGCACAATCAGAAATTTCAAGTGAAATACAATAATTATGATAACTAAATTAAGCGAGTATAAAAAATTTAAAGTACAAGAAACTGCAGCAGTTAATAATATAACAGTTGCTAGTGATGATATTGCTATAACTACAAGTTTTGATAAACAGAAAGAAATAGATGGTATTATTGATTGGTTAATTAAATTAGAATTATCTAAAGCAGCATGTATTAATTTAGTTAGAACAGTATTAGTTGATCCAGCACAATGTCCTGATGATATATCAGTAGCATTTGTTGTTGATAACTTAGGTGATATTTTAAATCAATTGTATAAAACAGATGTAAAATTATTTACTGAAAAATGTAATTTTAAAAACAAAAAGAAAGAACATTCTAAATTTGAATGTGTTATGTTTATAAAAGATAATAAGATTGTAGAAAAATTAGCAAATGTATTAAAGACACAAATTAATAAAGCAAATTTTATTGTAGAATATAATAAAGATATTTTTTATATTAATAATTTTGATTTATTAAATGAAAATAATAAATCAATTGTTACTAAAATTTTACAAGAACAAAAAGCACAAGACATATCAGAAAATTTAAAATGGTATCGTTTAATTAAAGAAAGTTTTGATATAGAAAAAACACAATATGTTAATACTATATTATCTAGTTTATCAAATGATTGGACTATAGATAATCATGAATACGATGAAATGGTTAGTAATAAAACAGATGTTAATTTATACTTAATAAATAACTTAACAAATGAACAAATTGTTGTTAATTATGATTATTCAATTGAATATGAAAGTTCAAATAATTTAAGACCAGAAACACATGATACACCAGCAGATGTACCAGATAGTAAATTAAATATTTATTTTAATTGGGTTAATTATTATGATAATGGAAATAACGAATACGATATTGAATTAACACCAGAAATAGAAAAATATATTAATACTATATTAAACAAATAAAAAAATAAAACCAAAAACAAATAATGAAAAAATTATCAGATTTAATTTTTGAAACAGAAAATTTAAAGAAATATTCATACGATGTACAAGTTAATTTAAATGGTACTGTTGAAGCTATGAGTGAAACAGAAGCATACCACGAAATTGATACTATTGTTGATACTATGACAGGTAATGCTGCTATAACAGAAGTTATGTTACGTGAAGGAATGGTAGTACCTACATTGATTAATAATCAAGTTACAAGATTAGAAGAAGCAAATAAAATACAAGAAAATTCAGAAATTACACAAGAAGATACAGAAAAATCACAAGAAAAAATTAATTCTACAATACATGCTATAGAAGATTTTATTAAAAAATCTTTAGATGGATTAACACCATATGAAATAGCATATGTAAAAGGACATATTCATACTAACATTAGAAAATATTAATAAAATGAATTCAATTTATATTATAATAAATGAAGTATTAGATAAATACTTAGAGAATGATGTTAAGTATGAACATCTGTTAAATTATTTAAATACAAATGAAGATAATTTCAGATATGTTTATAATGAATGTTATAAAAAATTAACTATTAAAAATATATCATTTGAATCAACAGAATTAAAAGAATGTTTAAGAGATAACGTAAGGGATAAAATAGCATTGTATAATGATTTACAAAAAGTAAAACCGGTTAATTAACCGGTTTTTTAATTTTTAAACATATGCTTATCACAATATATAATTCATAATATGATAACAAAACACAAAGTAGACCATAAAGTATTAACCTATGAAATTATAATTTCAAAAGGATTAGGTAAATTAACTAAGCGATCAGAAAATATGATTGTTGAATTAGCAACTAATGCTATTAGAAAAAAATTACCAAATAAAATATCTGAAGATGATAAAATGGATTGTCTACAATTAGGATTATTCAACATGTTAACCAAGTGGTTCAACTTTGATCCTAAGGTAGCTAATAATGCGTTTACATATTTTACAGAAATTTTTAAACGTTCTATTCCTGAAATGCTGGATATAATTTATTCTAAACGTGGATTAAAAAAAGATGAACAACAATCAATAAGATTTATATCAATGAATAGTATTAATTCAGGTGATGGTATGTATAATGTTTAATATTAATATATAATGATAAAAATAAATTAATTATGGAATTAATAACAGAAATAAAACAATTTAAATTAATCTTAGAAAAAACAGCTGATCAAAAATATAGTTCAGGTTGTATAATGGGATATTTTAACGATGCAATATCAGATAATATTAAAATAGATAAAAAAGATTTATACAATAATGATGCTAATGAATTTGGTTTAGAAGTAGAACCACATGTTACAGTATTATATGGTACACAAGATAATGATATTAAAGAAGATAACGTAAATAATTTATTATATTTAATTCCAACATTTGAAATTGAATGTACTGGTATATCTTTATTTAAAAAAGATGAATACGAAGTTGTTAAATTTGAAATTGAATCTGATATGCTAAGAAAATTAAATAGTTTGATTCAAGAATTATTTCCATATAAAAGTGATTATCCCGATTATAAACCACATTCAACTATTGCATATGTTAAACCTGGAGAAGGTGAAAAATATGAAGAAAAATTTAAAGAAACTATTAAAAAGAAAATAGATTATTGGATTTATAGTAGAGCTGATGGTAAAAAAATTAAAATAATACCAGGTGAATCTATAGAAGTTATTAGAGAAACACGAGATAAAAAAGAAGAAGATAAAAAAGATGAGTAAACATGTTCCTAATAAAAGTGATAAATACCATCAAGGATATTATAAATTACAAAATGTCGATAAATACATTGGTAATCCTATGGAAGTTATTTATAGAAGTTCATGGGAATATAAATTCATGTTGTATTGTGATTTAAATAAAGGTGTAATTAAATGGGGTGCTGAATTATTTAAAATACCATATAAAGATACACAAGGAAAACATTTAAATTATATTCCAGATTTTTATTTAGAAACTGTAAATAAACAAAATCCAGATTTTATAAATAAATTCTTAGTTGAAATAAAACCGGAAGAAGAAACATTTGAACCAGAGATACCTTTAAATATTACAGAAAAGAAATATAAACAATTAGTTTATAAAATACAAACATGGCAAAAAAATAAAGCAAAATGGATTTATGCTATAGAATGGGCAAAAAATAGAGATATGATATTTTGGTTAATAACAGAAAAACACTTAGCGTCATTAAGACCATAAAAATAAATTAGAAAAAATAAATGATTAAAAAAGATTATTTAAAAGAAGAAATTAAACTTATGTATAATGAGTTTGGTTCTAATTTATATTTAAAATGCGCAGAAGAAATAACAGATATATTAAACGATAATAATGATTTAAATAGTAAAACAATTAATTTATCAGAATTAGAAAGAGGTAAATTTTATTTTATATTTTATGATTTACAAGGTAAGTCATCTAATATGGAAAAATTTAATCCAATATTCATTATTGATTGGACAGATAATAAAAGATATATTTATGGTGTATCAATAAATTTTATTCCTGTATCAGTTAGAACTGTTTTCTTTAATAACTTATTTAATTACAATTTAGATACTATAGAAAAAAATTTAGATTTATCTATAGAAAAACAATTACCAATTAAATCTATAAATTTTGAATTAATTTATAACATGTTATATAAAATTGGATTTGAATGGAGCATAAGAAAATTTGAAAGTCCATTAATTAATAAAGTTAATGTTATATCAACAAATGTATTAGCAACATTTATATCCATGTCAACTGCAAAATTTACAGGAGTTAATGATTTAAAATTAGTTGAGATATGGCATAAGAAAATAAAAGAGCAAGATGTAAGACATAAAAAAATTATAGAAGAATTATTATCTGATTATACTAAGATGAATAGTGAATTAACTATACAATATAATAGTGTAATGACTAAAGAAAATAATTTAGATAATTCTCTAAAATTAATAAATAAATTATTTAAATAAAATGAATACAGGTTATAATCCTTATAGAACAACTGATCAAATAGATTACGCAATAAATAATCTTGATACACAACAAAATTTCTTTACAAAACGTTTAGCAAAATTATCTACGTTAGGTAGAAATTATAGTGAGGTTGCTATTCGTAATGCTAAAGGTATTCATGCTAATGAAGATATATCTACAAGTGCAACAGGCATTGGTGGAAGTTTAGGTGCATTTTCAAGAAAAGCATATGCATTGTTACAAGAAAAAACATCTATAGCAGCATTATCACAAGGTTATATGATGAAGTTACCTATATTAAGAGAATATGCAACTAAAAATGAAATACAAGATTTAGTATCTAAATTAACAAATGAAATTGTTGTTTATAATAAACAAGATAAAAAATTTTGTGAATTAGAAGATTTACCCAATACATATTCTAAAATTGTTAAAAATAGAGTTAAAGATATTTTTAATAAAGTATATACATTCTCTGGATTTAATGAAGGTCAAACTGCATGGGGTATATGCAGAGATTGGTTAGTCGAAGGATATGTTTGTCGTGAAATTATATGGGATAAAAAAGGTAAAAATATTACAGGATTTCAAAAATTAGATCCATTAACTATCCTACCATTAATTGATCCACAAACCGGAATTAAATTATGGGTACAAAATATTAATTCAACAGATGAAAATAGAAAAATATTTTACGACGCTGATATAATTTATTTTTCATATTCAGGTGCATCAAATTATATGGAAACATCTTATGTTGAACCATTAGTTAGACCATATAATGAATGGAAAATGATTGAGCGTACTAAAGTAATGTTTAATTTAAATAATGCTACATTACATAGAGAGTTTGAAATTGCAACAAATGGTTTTTCTGTTAATCAAGCTAAACAAAAATTATATGAAGCAATTTCAGATAATGAAGATAATACATCATTTGATGATACAACAGGTTTAGTTTATTTTAATGGAAGTAAAAATATTCCATACAGTAAAGATTTCTTTTGGTCAAATGATGGTACTGCTAAATCTAATATGGAATTCAAAGAACCTACAGGACATAATTTAAATGAAAGTGATATGTTACAATGGTTCTATAATAATTTTAAACGTTCTTCTAAATTTCCATTTACACGATTAGATAATAGTATAGGCGGCGGAAATTTATTTTCATCTGGTGGAGATATAACACATGACGATTATAATTTCACAAAATTTGTAGATAGATTAAGAACAGTGTTTGCTGAGATATTATTAAAACCTATTATTTTACAAATCTTAATGGAATTTCCAGAATTAGAAAAAAATTATGATTTATATAATGATATTAATATTATTTATTATGGACACTCTGAAATAGAAAAATCTAAAAAATTATCTAATCTTCAAGCATTATCTCAAATTGCATCAGATTTATATAATAATTTAAAACGTATTGATGAGAATGGTGAAGAAAAACCATTATTACATCCTAAGTATATTTTAAAACATATAATGGAATTTACTGATGAACAAATGGCAGAAAATGATAAATATTGGAAAGCTGAGGCTTTAATTGGGTCTGTTAGTTTAGATACTGGTTCAGGTAGTTCAGGTGCACAACCAAGTGGTGATACTGGTGTAAGTGAAAATCCAGAAAGCTCAGAAACAACTGTACAATCACCAGATAATACAGGAAATGTACAAACAGCTCAACCAGAAATTCAAGCTCAATCACCAGCTCAAAATACACAACCTGAAGCACAAGTATAATATTCGGCAAAAACGGGCATGATAAAATAAATATATAATAAAAAATAGTTAACTATATTATATAATGAATAAAAGTGTCTTAATTGTTGAACATTCAACATCAACATTAGCTAAACCAGAACAAAAAAATCCTAACAAATTTATGTTAGATGGAATTTTTACTGAGTTTAATGTAGAAAATCGCAATAAACGTTTTTATACTGCTGAAAATTTTATACCTAAAATGAATATCTTATTAGAAAAGAAAGCATTATTAGGTGTATTATATGGTGAATTTGATCACCCAGATAATTTTGAAGTATTAGGACAAAGAGCATCTCACGTTATTGAAAGCTTAGTTTATAATGAAGCTGAAAATAGAATTGATGGAAGTATTGGTATATTATCAAATAGAATTGGTTCTGATGTTAGAGCTATTATAAATGATGGTTATCCTTTATTTGTTTCTTCAAGAGCTGCAGGTGTTACTGATGGTTCTGGTAATGTGTTTTTAAAAGAATTATGTACATATGATATTGTATTAGATCCTGGATTTGCTTCTGCAAAAATGGCACCACGTGTTATGAATGAAAAATTAGGATATGCTGAAACTTTTGATGTACCTTATAGAATTTACGAGATGAATGATATTCAAGTAAATAATTTATTTAACGATAATAAAAATGATTTAAAAACAATGACCGATTTAAAACAAATCCAAGCATATATTAGTGAAGAGATGGTAAAATTACGTGCTGAAATTTTAGAAAAAATTTCTTCAGGTAAAGTTTCATCAACTGATATATTAACATTAACAGAACAATTTGAAAATTTTAAAAATGAATTAACAAATGTAACTTCATATTTAAATGAAATGAAACCTAAGATGGCTGTAGTTATAGAAAATAATACAAAAATTAAAGAAGAATTAGAAAAGAAAATAGAAGAACAAACAGAATATTCTACACATATTGCTACACAAGTAAAAGAATTAAACAATACAAATAATACTGTTGCTGAAAGATTTGTTGTAGTAGAAAAAATGTTAGAATATGTTGCTGAACATACAGCAGCTAATATTTTATTTACTGGAGATATTGCAGAATCAGTTAAATCTAATAACAAATTATTAGAAGATGTTACTGCTGATATTAAAGTACAAAAAGATGAAACTGCTATTACACAAAAATTTGCTGAACAAATTGCTGAGCACGTTAAAGGTAATACTGCTGAAATTTTAATTACACAAAAATTTGCTGAACAAATTGCATCAGAAACTGTTGCTACATTTGAAAATGTAAAAGCTGAAACAACTATTACACAAAACTTTTTAGAATATGTTGCTGAAGAAACACAATCAGTTCAAAATACTGCTGTTAAATTAACAGAAGATCTTTTACATGATGATATGTATTTAACATACATTAGAGAAAAAGTTGATGGTATAATTTCTTATACACAAAAAACTGTTGATGTATTAAAATCAAATACACCAATTGTTGAAAATGCAACAGGTGAAACTATTCATGCAATTGAAAGTATTGAAGATTATTTAGGTATAACAAAAGAAACTGAAATATTAAATAATATTTCAACAGAAAATACAACTGCTGTAACTGAAGATGCTAATGAAGATGATGATGCTTCTACAGAAGAAAATACAGAAGAAAATACAGAAGAAAACACTGATGCTGATTCTATTTCAACTGAAGTTACAAATGAACCAACAATGGATGATAACGCTTCAACAGTAGTTACAGAAGTACAACCACCTGTAACAAGTGAAGAACCATCAATAGTTGATGCACAATCACCAGCATTAAATGATAACGTAATTGATTTAGGTGATGTACAAAATACAGGTGAACCAATTGTAACTGAACCAACAGATGCAACAATTGTTGATACAGCGCCAATGGATAATATTACAACAGAAGAACCAATTGCAGGAACAGATTCTATTGTTGCAGAAAACCCAGAAAATGTTGATACAGTAACACAAACTCAAACAGATTTAATTTCTGCGTTAGTTAAAATTGTAAAAACAGAAGATACTGGAATTGTAATAGAAATTACACCAGAAGGAAAATTAATAATACAAAAATCTGGTACCTCAGATATGACTGAACCTATGGATCAATCAGAAGTTGAAGTATTAGATACTGAAAATAATGTAACTGAAAATATAGATCATATTTTAGCTGAAATTAAAAAACAAAAAGTTTTAGAAAATACGGTTCCACATTTTTTTAGTTTCTTATCCGAAACACAAGTTGCTGAATTTAAAAGTTTAGATAAAAAAGTACAAGAAGCATGTATATTAGCGTTAAACGAAAGCGAATATACTTCTGATGTTGATGTATTAAATGTTATCAAAAACACAATTAATGATAGAGCAATGAGTTATGAGGATAAAATAGTTAACGCAGTTCCAGCTGACTTAAAAGAAGCATGGAATGGATTAACGGTTGAACATAAAAAAGCAATTATTGCTGAATCTAAGTATTTTAACTTAACAACATCTAAAGATGTTCAAAATTATTTGAACACTTGTGGATTTGCTAAAGCATTAAAATCACCAGAAGCTGTTATGATTAAGGAGTCTTTAAAAAGTGAAGATACTTTAACAGATGCTTTTGTTGCAAGTTTCTCTAAGTCTTTAGACAATTTAAAATAAAAATAGAAAACGGCAAAAAATAACATTTTAAGTTCAATATATAATAAAAAACAAATAAAAACAAATCGATATGAAAATTAACGTAAATATGGACGAAGCTACCAAAAAATGGAAACCTATCGTTGAAAAATTAGGAGTAACAGATCCGGAAAAAGTAGCATCTATGTGCGAATATGCGGAATTACACGCTGGACACATTTCATCAGGAATGATTAAAGAAAACGTGGGTTATTCTAACCCAGCTAACACAGCAGGTATGGGAGCTGTAGCATTCCCTACATTAACTGGTATTCCAGGTGTTCCTTCAATTACAGGTTCAGGTGACTTAGGTCAAACTATGTTACCAGGTGCTTTAAAAATTGCAGCACAAACAATTGGTTTAGAGTTAGTACCAACAATCAACGTAAACTCAAACGTAGTAGATTTTTTATACTTCGATTGGACTTATGATGATACAAACGGATTTAATGCTGATGAGAGATCTTCAACATTCAAATATCGTCCAACAGCTGACGCAGACTTTACAGCATTAAAAGCATTTTTACGTGCTGAAATGGTTGCGAACAACGTAACTGAATTACGTGGACGTTTAAGCAAACCTTTATATTTCCACTTATCTGGTGGTTCTATGGGTGCAGCAGTTGCGGCTTATGATGCAACAGTTAAACCAACTGGTTCTTTACAAGGATGGGTAGAATTCCGTGGGTTCTCTCGTTTAGATGAATATGTTATGTTTAGAGTTTATACTCAAGATAATACTGCTTCAACAGGTTCTTGGACATTCTCAACTGCATTAAACACATTCCCTGCAACAGGAGCAATCACAACATTATTATCATCAGCTTTAATTGATGACACTTTAACTTCAGCAGCATCATTTGCAGCAGTTGCAGTAGCATCAGTAGCACAAGTATCTTTAAACGAAGATAACGTTGATGGTTTCTTAACAAACGGTGAAAAAACTGGTATGACAAGAGGTGCATGGGATACAACTCAAGCAAATAAAGTTGGACCAAACTCTAAAACAGCACGTGTTGAAATGGGTGTTGCACACGTAAAAGCATCATTACGTTTAAGTGAAGTACAAGATTGGAAAAAAATGTACGGTACTGACGTTGTTCAAAAAACACAAGCTCAGTTAGTTAACTTAATGTCACAAAAAATTTCTATTGAAATCGTAGAAAAAATTAAAGAAATGGCATTATTAAATAGAAGCCAAGCACAAGCAGCACCAGCAACAATGGCAGCAGCTTTAGCAACAGCAGGTATTACAGATGGTAAAATATTTGACTACTCTGTTTCTGCAGCAGCAGCTTTATTAAGCGGTGAACACAATGCATCAATTTCTCGTAAAATTTGGGCAAAAGTAACTTCTGCATCTTACTACATCTTAAATGATGGACGTATTGGTAGAGCTGATTACTTAATCTGTTCAAGTACAGTTATTGCGGCTTTACGTTCAATCGAAGGTTACACAATTAACCCAATGGCAGCAAAATTTTCTGTAGGTGGACAATTAGTTCCAGCAGGTGAAGTTGATGGTATTAAAATGTATGTTGATCCATACATGCAACCAGGTGATTTAACTATCTACTTAGGTAGAAAAGGTAAAGCTGACGAGCCAGGAATTAAATTCTTCGCTTACTTATTAGCTGAAACAGTTGAAATCACAAGTGAAGCAACAATGGGACCAACTTTATACATGTATTCACGTTTTGCTATCGCAGAATTTGGATGGTTTCCACATAAGCAATATATGGCAATCAAGGTTGAAGACGTTAATGGAGTATTATATTAATAGTCACACCAATAATAAAAAATCCGGAACTATAGTTCCGGATTTTTTATTTTATACTAATTTATAATAAATACATATAATTAATATGGAACAAAAATTTTGTAAGCAATGTAATTTATTAAAAGATATAGATAAATTTCAAAAGAACGGTAAATATTATAAACATACATGTAAAGAATGTGCTGCTGTATATTTTAAAAATCATAGATTAAATAATCATGAATATCATATTAATAGAATTAAAAATTGGAAAAAAGAAAATCAAGCTAAAATAAAAGAATATAGAATTTTAGATTATGATATTAATAAAGAAAAATATAAAGCAAATAAAAAAATATGGTATAATCATAATAAAGATATAGTTGTACAAAATGTTGTTGCATATAGAGCAAATAAATTAAAAACAGATTCACATTTTAAGATGATAGAGAATACAAGATCATTAATTAGAAATGCATTTAAACGTATATTTACTACAAAATCAAAGAAGACATTAGAAATTCTTGGATGTACATTTAATGAATTTAAAATCCATTTAGAAAAACAGTTTAATGATAAAATGAATTGGGATAATCAAGGAAATTATTGGGTAATGGATCATATTAAACCTATAGCATTAGCAAAGAATGAACAAGATGTTATTTTATTAAATCATTATACAAATTTTCAACCTATGGAAAAGATAGAAAATATTATTAAAGGTAAAATGTATATAGTAGATTAATATATAATATATGAAAAAAATTATATTGTTATTTATATTTACATTACTTGTATCATTAAATGTTTTAGCTATAAATAATTATGTAGACTCAACTAAAATTCATTTAAATGTAAATGAATTTACCAAAAGTATTATAATACCTAAATTAGGTTATGCATTTACTAATGCAAACATAGATACATTAAAAGATTAT